AAAAACCTAAAATCAACGGATAATTGATATGAAAATTGTAAATTGCAACAATATGCCAGAAAGTAGAAAAGTAAAATTTCATGCTGGCGTTAGCCATAGAATGGTACTTGAGTCTGACGGAATGGGGTTTACCCATACAAAAACATGTATAGATGCTGGAACTAGGGTGTTTCAGCATTATAAAAACCACCTTGAAAGCTGCTATTGCGTGTCAGGAAAAGCAATTCTTACTGATGCGATAACAGGTGAAGATTTTGAGATAACAAAGGATGTTACGTATATTCTTGATAAAAACGATCCGCACTGGTTTGAGGCAATTGAGGATACTGTTTTGATATGCGTATTTAACCCACCCCTGAAAGGCAATGAGATTCACAAAGAGGATGGAAGTTATGAGTAATCCGCACAACGTAGCTCATTCAGAAGGCTTTATTTCTCCTGTTTATAATGTTCTTCGCGTACATATCGATAATGTGCGAGCCAACGACTACAACCCAAACTCTGTGGCGCCGCCAGAAATGGCTTTGCTTGAAACGTCAATCTGGGAGGATGGGTACACTCAGCCAGTGGTTACTGTTTATGATGATGATGCTGATCAATATGTCGTAGTTGACGGGTTTCACAGGTATCTCACATTAAAAACAAGCGAGCGAATTTACAAGCGAGAGCAAGGAATGTTGCCAATCGTCGTTCTTGATAAGACGATGGAAAACAGGATGGCATCAACAATCCGTCACAACAGAGCTAGGGGCTCTCACAGTATCGAGCTGATGAGTACTATCGTTGCAGAGCTTGTCGAGATGGGCAAAGGCGATAGATGGATATGTCAGCACATTGGGATGAGCAAGGATGAGTTGTTGCGGCTTAAGCAAATAACTGGCGTTGCTGCCTTGTTTCAAAACAGAAGCTTCTCGGATAGCTGGGATGTTGTTGATGATGGTGATTTTGATGAGTATGGGAAAGAAGAAATTTAAAAGAGTTTATCACCACTTTCTAGATTGGGAAGAGGTTAATCACAACATGTGGGGCACTGTAAGCAACAGGAAGCTTTATTTAAAGCGAGCTATTGAATTTACTGGGAATCATAAGCTTTATGGTAGGTTTATGATTAGAGTCGTTAATGAATGGAAAAATAGTTGCGAGAATGCGCTTACTGATGAATCTATAAACAAAAAAGCATGGATTGGACACGCAGCTTGCGCGCTGGCGCTAGGCTGTCCAGAGGATATAACAAGACAGGCATGGGGCTTTCTTACTGATGAACAAAGAGTATTGGCAAACCGTAAAGCAGATGAAGCAATTAAGCTATGGGAAGACAATTACCTCAAAGATAAAGGTTTATCTGGAGATGTGGGAGAGCAGATGTTATTTTGATGGAATACCTGACGGTGAAGAGGTTCCTGCTTTGCTTGTAAATTCACACAGGGTTCCATCCTATAAGAAAATAGCGCTTGCAATTCTAAATAACGATCACAAACTTAAGTCACTAGGGTTTTCAGTAGATGACTCAGATCTTTCTAATTTTCTTAAGAGTGAGCGCGCTAGCGAGATGACTGGCCAGTACAACCTCTTCTAGGTGTGATACCATAGCCCCTTCATTGGGGCTTTTTTATGAGTTATACGTATGGATGAGATAGATTACGCACAAGAGTTAGAGCAGTTACAGCGAGACGAGGCAATTGGTAAGAGTCAGGACAAAATAAAGCACGAGCGCGAACGGCTGCAAATGATGCAAGAAAAAGGTATACATAATGCTTGCAAGTATTGCTCAGAACCGTTAGACTGTTACGACTACTCATTCTGCAAGCCGGAAAAAGATTGGTCTTGCAGTGAGGAGTACTACAAAGAAAAACGAGCCTTGGAGTCAGGGCGAACAGTGAGGGTGTAGGAATGGATTTAAAAGTTCACAAGGTCGAGCTGATGGTTTTTGATTTTGCTGATTTTGGTATAGATACGATTGTGAAAGAAATTGAGTCTGATCTTTTATCTCAACCAGAGATTATGGATCACAAAACAGTAGTTGTCAAATGGGATAATGATAGTGATCTGATGATTGCATACAAAAGGCATCAGGCTTATCATGACTTGTTTCGTGACATGGAGTGATGATAATGGATGTAAGTAAGTTGGATTGCAAGTCTATTATAGAGAATGCGCCTGATGGGTGGACGCATTATGCGGGTGTCTCTTTTACATATTTTGCATCTGTAGGAGACTTGCACTTAAGCTCGTGGAATGATGTTTCTTCTACGTGGAGTAAGCCAGAATTGGCTAGTGAGCTTATATCTGCATACGGACTGGTTCCTAGCAACCTATTCACCCGCGAAGAAATCGAGCAGACTGCGGGTGTGTTGTCTGATGCGCTTGTTGACTCGCACTATCAGAAATACGTTTATCGAGTCAATCTGTCTGATCAGGATATTAAAAACGGTTTCGTAGATGTTAAACTCGATCCGTATAGAGTCGCTAGCGTTTGCGGAGTTGGCGGCGGAGCGCTTGAGCACTGTCTTAAAAAAGCAATGCGCGGAACCGACAAAGGGCATGATTTGCGATATGTTTATAACGAGATAATCAAAGCAGCGATGCGTGGTATTGAGATGATTGATGAGGATTTGAAATGAAATCCGGAGAAAAACAAACATACCCAGACTACGTAAAAACATACCTAAAGCGAGGCTGAATTAATAACGACAAGCTTTTGCTTGTCGATGATCGAGGCGTTGTGATTGGGAAACAGATTGAAAACGTTTTGCATTTTGATTCAGAAAATCAATCTGCCACGGTAACGATTGCGTTTGACGGATTTTATGAGGATTTGAAATGAGCGAGTACTTCGACAACATCGGAGACGTTTATCAACATCATAGCGGGACAATGTATCGAGTTATAGGTTTTTCTAATATCGAAGCAACTGATAACGAGCGATTCCCAGTAATGGTTACATATGAAGATGTTTCATTAGGCGATGATAATCTTGTGTTCTGGTCAAGACCTTGGGTTGACTTTATCAAGTCATCAAAATATAACTACAGTGATAGCGAATACGTAGGAGAATAATAATGAACAACTACATACAACTAGCAATGCGCGCAAACTCACCAACGGTAGGCACTTACAACGTGCCGCCTGATATTCTACATGCGGCGCTTGGTTTGGCTGAAAACATGGATGCGTATTACTCATCTGATACTGAAGATTCTTCGATAGCGTTTTTGTCTAGAATGTGCTGGTTTACAGCGTTAGCATGCAATGCTAGCGATACAGTAATGGACTATTCATGTAGAAATACGGAGCCTCTTTGCGATTCTGTTGGCTCTTATATATCGCTAATCAGGCGATGGTACGCTTACGGCAAAGTGCCGACTCACGCTGAAACGGCAAATGCTCTATACCATGTTGCTAGTGCTATTCGAGTGCAATGCGAGGCTTACGGTTACACTATAGAAAATCTAATGGAGATCAGCTTAAATGAAAATCGTTAAGTACAACGGCGAAAAACCAACGCAAGGCACGGAATACGCCGCTGGATATGATTTGCGATCATCAGAAGATGTTATAATTGAGCCGAACAGTGCCGGAAAGGTTGTGTCTTCAACAAAGATTCAATCGGATATGGATTTGTTTCACATAGCAGTTCCTAGAAGCTCATTGTGTAACAAAAACGGATTGATTTTAATGAACTCGTTAGGAATTATTGATCCAGACTACACCGGCGCTACTGTTTGGAATTTTTGGAACCTATCAAGCGAGCCTGTGACTATAAATAAGGGTGAGCGAATTGGTCAGGTTGTATTTATGAATAGAATCGCTGTTGACTTCGTAGATGAGCCGTTCACCGATACGGCGCGCGGCGACGGCGGATTTGGATCAACCGGAGTGTACTGACATGTCACTACTGCAAGACAAATGCGGCAAAACATCAGCAATGCGAGTTGGTCTTATGTCCAGTCTTGCGGTAGGTGCTATACTGTGCATTGGCGGATTGATCGGGATTTTCACAGGTGCAGCAAATGCGATCGGTGCTATTAATGCTGGTGCTATGCTTATGGGTAGTAGCGGGTTTGCGAAAGCCGTGCAGGCAAAATACGAGGCTAAACATGTGGATTAGGTTGTTGCCGTATGCTGTCGTTGCTGGGCTGCTTGTGGCTGTTGGCTTCTGGGTTTATAGCTTAGGGTATAGCTCATGTGAGGCCGATCATCTGAAAGCCGCCGAAGCAGCTAGGCAAGCTCAATCAGAGTTAGCAGACAAAGCAGACAAAGAAATAAAAGTCGAGCGCTCCAAATCAGAAGCGAGGATAAGAACAATCTATGTTGAAAAAGACGCCAGTGGTTGCGCTGATTCTGCTCTTCCTGTCGGGGTGCTCAACTCATTACGTGACAGTGATTGATAAACGATTGACAACGCCATGCGACAAGCCTAAACTTGAGGGCGAAACATGGCGAGATGTAGCAATACTTGCTGAGCGTCGCGGGTTAAGCATAGATGAGTGTAATATCAGACTAAGCAAGATTCGCGGTGAATGATAAAAGATTACGCAAGACGAGCGGCGTGAATCCTCGCTGTGAAGCGACATAGCACAGTTTATCTGTGACGGCTTGAGGTGAGTCACCACTTGCAAGCCACTTAATAAAATACATTCATGGCAAGAATCAAAAATGCCATTGGCCGAAGCTGGGATGTCGCCGTAAGAAATAATGCCAGCAATTATTCAATATAACTTAAATAAGGATTAAAAATGCTTATATCAATTATGATTATTTGCTGGATGATTGTAGGACTATTGGTGGGGGTAAAGATCACAACAGATGGTCGAAAAAGTTTTAAAAACTGGATGTTTAAAGAATTGCAAGATGATAAAGATCTTTCTAAGGATATTGATGAATGCGGATTGCAACCAAAAATAATGTTTAGTTCTGCAGTAGTATTTCTATCATTGTTTTTTTGGCCTTTGATAATGAAGGCTATGCCAGATGATCATTGATTCCATTACTATCAGCAAAAAGGAGATCGCAATGAAAGCACAAGCTTAATTCAACAAACCAAGTATATGAACATTATATAAAAGAGGTATAATAATGAGTGAACAATCTATTGAAAATGAAATTCAGGAAAAAGGTCTTAACGCGCCACGAATCACCCCTGAAAAAATTGACGCAGTTATCTTGGATGAGGACTACCATGTTTTTGAAAAAACATCACTCACAGTTTGCTGTTTAACGCTTAAAAACGGTTTCACAGTTACAGGTGAGTCAGCGTGTGCGAGTCCTGAGAACTTCAATGCTGAAATTGGGCGAAAGATTGCACGTGAAAACGCACGTAATGAGATTTGGGCGCTGGAGGGGTATTTGCTGAAAGAACGTCTTTCAAGTCAAACTGCAACATAGATTGCAAACAAGCCGACCTGATGCGGCGCTGTTTTACATCAGGATGTATTACCCCGCTAGGCGCACCATCTCCCCATTGACACCCGCCCCAAAATGCTATACTATCAGACCGGTCATCAATCAATACGGAAAAATTACATGACTATATTCGTTACTAAGCGCAACGGAGAACGCGAGGCGCTTGACTTGGATAAAATTCACAAGGTTATCAATTGGGGCGCAGAAGGGCTTAATGTTTCTGTTTCTCAGGTTGAGTTGAAAGCTAATCCGCACTTCGTCGACGGTATTAAAACTTCTGACATTCATAAGACGCTGGTTAAGTCTGCTGCCGACTTGATTACAGAGTGGGAGCCAGACTATTCACTACTATCCGCACGTTTGGCTGTGTTTGATCTGCGCAAACGAGCGTTCGGTCAATACACGCCGCCAGACCTTTATCAGCATGTTGATTACCTAGTAAGCAAAGGCATCTATGACAAGCACATCATCGAAGATTACACGGCTAGCGAGATTACTGAGTTAGGCGAACATATTGACCATGACCGCGACCTGAGCTTTCATTATGCTGCTGTTAAACAGTGGGAAGGCAAATACCTAGTTCAAGACCGAACCAACGGCACTATATACGAATCGCCGCAGCAATCTTACATGTTGATTGCTATGTGTCTGTTTGCATCTGAGCCTAAAGACAAGCGTATTGACTACGTTAAGCGCTTCTATGATGCTGTCTCGTTGCATAAGCTGTCATTGCCAACGCCTATCATGGCCGGGGTTAGAACACCTACGCGCCAATTTAGTTCATGCACTTTAATAGAGTCAGGCGACAGTATCGACTCAATTAACGCAACCGCTGCATCTATTGTTAAGTACGTGTCACAACGCGCCGGTATCGGTGTTAACGCTGGTAGTATTCGTGCTATTGGTAGCCCGATTCGTAATGGCGAGGCGTTTCATACGGGTTGCATACCGTTTTATAAGCACTTCCAAACGGCGGTTAAGTCTTGCTCGCAAGGAGGCGTGCGTGGAGGCGCTGCGACACTGTTTTATCCGTTGTGGCACTTAGAGTCAGAGTCGCTTCTGGTGCTAAAGAATAATCGCGGAACGGACGAGAACCGTGTCCGTCATTTAGATTATGGCGTACAATTGAATAAGCTCATGTATCAGCGTTTGGTTAAGGGTGGAAATATTACGCTATTCAGTCCTCACGATGTCAAAGGGCTGTACGATGCGTTTTTTGCTGATCAAGACGAGTTCGAGCGCTTGTATATTCAAGCCGAGAACGATCATAGTATTCGTAAAAAGACGATAAAAGCCGTTGATCTGTTTAGCTCGCTAATGTCGGAGCGCGCATCTACAGGTCGGATATACATTCAAAACGTTGACCACTGTAACACCCATAGTCCGTTTGCCCCAGCTGTCGCGCCGGTTAGGCAGAGTAATTTGTGCCTTGAAATTGCACTACCAACCAAGCCGTTAAACGACATTAACGACACTGAGGGCGAGATTGCGCTTTGCACTCTATCGGCGTTTAACTTGGGCGCTATTGGCATCAACGAGCTGCCGGAGCTATCTGAGCTAATCGTGCGCGCACTTGATAACTTACTAGACTATCAGGACTACCCGATCAAAGCCGCTGAGATTGCAGCTAAGCAGCGCAGAACGCTAGGCGTTGGCGTTACTAACTTCGCTTACTTCTTGGCTAAGAACAACGTAAAATACTCGGACGGTTCTGCTAACAACCTAGTCCACCGCTGGTTTGAAGCAATTCAATACAGCTTGCTAAAAGCATCTAACGATCTAGCGAAAGAGAAAGGGGCTTGCAGCCTGTTTGGCGATACACGCTACAGTGTTGGCATTGCCCCGCATGACACGTCTAAGCCGGAAGTTGACGCGCTACACAGCGAGCCGATGCATCATGACTGGGATACTCTGATGTTTGACATTGCTAAAGATGGACTTCGCAACAGCACGCTAACAGCGATAATGCCATGCGAGACATCTAGCCAGATCACGAACTCAACAAACGGCATCGAGCCGCCTAGGGGCTATGTGTCAGTTAAGTTGAGCAAGGACGGCATATTGAAGCAGGTTGTTCCTGAGTTTGCCGAGATGTTCGACAAGTACGAGCTACTGTGGGATATTCCTAGCAACAAAGGATACCTTGAGCTAGTCGCTATTATGCAGAAATTTGTTGATCAGTCGATTAGCGCTAACACTAACTACGATCCGGCACGATTTGAGAACGGTAAAGTGCCCATGAAGCTTCTGCTATCAGACCTGCTCACAGCGTACAAAAATGGCATCAAAACGCTGTACTATCACAATACGCGAGATGGTCAGGGAAATGAAGATGATGGGTGTGAATCTGGGGCTTGCAAACTCTGATCATAGGTAGTAATATAAGCCCTATCAGTTGATGGGGCTTTTTTAATTAGTGGGAGAATAGCATGGACAATACAATACTAAACAAGTTCTTAGATAGTTTTTCAGAGCATCCAGAAAAGTGGAGTGTAAAGGGTGTAGTCGCAAGTAAATTCCTTAAATTAGTTAACGATAAAGGTTTATCGGTTTGTGTTGCATTAAAAAACCAGACGTTTAATCAGAATGGATTCATTCATATCATTAACATTGATCTAGTAATTATAATCAATGGTAAGTTCAAGCATGAGTTTGAAATACCGGTTACTGATGGAAACGGAACGCACTTTCTAGCAGACTTTGTTCAAGAAAACATCAACAGACAATACAGATCAGACTTGAAAGAAATTGAGGGTTTTTTATGAGTGAGATAGTAAACAAATTCCTAGACAGCTTCCTAGGAAGCACTGACAAGTGGGAGTTGGCCGAGGTTGATCGCGTGTCATCATTTGACTATGATGTTGACTCAGATGATCGCGTTATAACATCTAATACATTTTGGTTTTCTTTGAAAAACAATAGCGATGAATTTGTAGATATGTATGTAAGCGGGTTTTTGTTTCATTTATCTGTATCTGGTGTTGATAATCATCGCTTGATAGGTGTGCATATTATAGGCAGTTCTGAGTATGGGCTGCCCGTATGGGGGCTTATTAAAGAAAACGAATACAAAGAAGAATACAAATTTTTAACAGAATACGTTAGAAATGCGGTGCTAATGAAAGAAGAGTGCCGTGAAAAGCAGGATATGGTGAAGCTAAACGAGGTCATGGCAAAGATATGACAGTATTCAACAAAAAACACTTTGACGCTACGCGAGAACCAATGTTCTTTGGTGAGCAGGTTAACGTTGCGCGGTATGATCAGCAGCGTCACCCGATCTTTGAGAAACTGATCGAGAAGCAGCTTTCTTTTTTTTGGCGACCTGAAGAGGTTGATCTGTCTAAAGATCGCATTGACTTTGCGGCGCTACCGGCGCATGAGCAGCATATATTTCTGAGTAATCTAAAATACCAGACGCTACTTGACTCAGTACAGGGCCGTTCTCCTAATCTTGCGTTGTTGCCCGTCGTATCGGTGCCTGAGCTTGAGACGTGGCTAGAAACATGGGCGTTTAGCGAGACTATCCATAGTCGGTCGTATACTCACATCGTGCGCAACGTGATGAACGATCCTAGCGCGGTGTTTGACTCGATCATGTCAGACACTGAGATAATGAAACGCGCCGACTCGGTAGCGCATTATTACGATGATCTCATTGATGATGTTCGATTGGGATTGTTCAATCGAGATACCAAGAAAAAACTTTACTTGTGCTTGATGTCTGTCAACATCCTTGAGGCAATTCGGTTCTACGTGTCATTTGCTTGCTCGTTCGCGTTTGCAGAGCGTGCAGTCATGGAAGGTAACGCTAAGATTATTAAGCTAATTGCGCGTGACGAGGCACTGCATTTGTCAGGGACGCAGCACATGATTAACATATTGCGACGAGGTGAAGACGATCCAGAGTTTCGGGATATTGCAGAGGAGTGTCGAGCTGAATGCGTTCAGATGTTTGAGGATGCATCTAGACAGGAAAAGGACTGGGCGCGGTATCTGTTTAAAGACGGATCAATGATCGGGCTGAATACTGAAATACTATCGCAATACGTAGACCACATCACAGCGCAGAGAATGGCGGCTGTGGGGCTTGGCGATGGCAAGACCTATCAGAACCCTATCCCGTGGATCAATAATTGGCTACAGTCGGACAACGTGCAAGTAGCACCACAAGAGTCAGAGATTAGCTCTTACTTGGTAGGGCAGATAGATAACAGCATGTCTGATGGCGATTTTGACGGGTTTGATATTTAATAGTTGACGCCATAAGCCAAGGATGGCATTATTTGCTGATCGGATTAGAGGAGTTAAGTCAATGAAAGCAAAAGAATACTTTATAGACATTAGTAACCAGCCGATGGCTTATCATGTCCAAGTTGCGAATGGTTATTGGGATGACGATGAAGGCCACTACATGTATGCTATTACGTGTGTAGAGGCCACATCTGATGGAAAAGTTTACGTTGTGCTGCAAGAGTCAGACATCTCAAAAGAAGTTTCAGTATGTCTTTTCGATATGATTGCAGATGATATTGATTCAGGCTACTACGATGAGTATATTGAACCGGACGGGGTGGAGTTATGAGTTGGTTGTATTTAGCTATAATTGTTGTTGTATCAACAGTGATTGTGTTTCATCGTGCAGAAGAATGTTACTTCTGTTGGAGCAGATCTGTAGTTAAAAGATCTAAATTTAACACAAGAGGGATATGTCAACGTTGCATTGAGGAGGGGAAAGAATTATGAGTGATACAACTAAAGATTTTAAAAGCTATGTGTACGACTACGTAAATACGTGCAAAGGCCTTGAGTGTGAGCCAAATATAGCTACATTGTATTCGATGCTTGATGGTAATATAAGTGGTGGCGACTGTATTGTTGATAATCCTAAAGATGTGCCACTTATCTATAAAGGTTACACTGGAGTTTACAGCCCTCTTCATGATGGCGGTTTTGGAGGTATGATTGCTGGGATAAATGCGCTTGTTATGTTTGAGGCTAGTACGATATCTGGCCTAAAAGTTCAGTTTGAATTAGCTGTTGATGACTACATAGAAACGTGTAACGAGCTTGGCTATGAGCCGGAGGTTGGTAAATCTATTGGAAAGATTGAGTCCGAATTGTGTGAGTACTGGCGCAGCGAGGGTGCTTACCATATTTACTGCACATTATGTGGGGCGTGGGCTGAGGAGGTTACGAATGAGAATGACATCCCACTCAAGAAAGATGCGATATGTCAATCCTGTCGATGCGAAGATGAAGATCGTGAAGACCAAACAGTACTGTGTGAAGTTATGAGCGATAAACACGACTCCGACAAGCTAAGCGACATCCTCGATTACATAGAGAATAGCAACCTCTCAGTAGAACTGTTCTCATCGTTTATCCGAGAATATGCAGAATCAAAAGACATAGACCAAGCGTGGAATGATGCGCTAGATGAATGGGATTTTTAGGAGGAGATATGACATACACACCAAAATTCCAATTCAGCAATGTTGTAGTTGTTGATGGAGACAACATTGGAGTCATAGTTAAAACATGGAGAAGTGGCTCTAGTTTTAATTACGACATTTATGTTAGATATTTTAATGATATAAGAAATTACAAAGAATCTGATATAAGTCATTTTGTTTACAGTAAGGAGTTGCATGAGCATGAGCGCGATTACTACTAATCTATCGACAACTGATGTTATCACATACACACCAAACCAGCTAGTAGACATCGAGATATACTCCCAGTCTCTTGGGCACACTATCAACATGAAAAAACAGGTAGTTAAGTATCATTCAAAGTGGCTCATCGTTGTAGAGAATCATGGGAAAGACTTCTGTTTTCATATGAGTGAGATTGAGTCTGTTGCGTTGTCGGTTATGGATTCATAATAAGTGTTGACACCGCCAGCAACATCATGCACAATACAGTCATAGGGTTAAGGAACGGCCAAAACCTAGATGAAGCTAAAGGTGAATAAAATGAAAAAGTTCAATAAATTATTCAACATTGAAACAACTAAAGTTCAAATTGCTGGCGAATACGGATTTAGAAAGGTTAATGATATACATGATACTCGCAAGTGGATTAAGGTTGATGGGATTGATGGTTTTTTTCAGCGTGATGACGTAATCGAATTTACCAATACTCGTGATGTTGACATGTATCCAGCGATTGAGGATCTGTATTACTGGGATAATTGCGGATCTGTTTTTGAGCGCACTATTAACGGAAAAGAGTTCATTGGCAAGCTTAACGGTCGCTCTATCAAACAGTTTTTGATCGACATATCTGACTTGGAGTTAAGCGAACAATCATAACAAAAAACAGTTGACACCGATAACAAGTTAATAGATAATAGCTACATAGGGTTGAGGAAGAAACCTAAACCAGTAACTAGATAGGTGAATGAGATGAACAAGCAAGACTTTTTAAACTTAGGCGGTAAAGAATGGATCAAGAACGACATGGAGCGCGTTTACATTAAAGCTGACGCATTTAACAGCATCAAAGGTTCAATGTTTAGCGACAGCAACAACACATTCTTCTTTGACTGCAAGATGAATGCATTAATGCGCAGCTACAAAGGCAAAAAACCACAAGTTGAAATACAGTATTGATGCTAGCGCTACCAACCCGCTCCGGCGGGTTTTGTGTTATACTGTAACAAATATTAATACGCCTGCATATGCAGGCTTTTGGGGGTTTTATGGGTGCAGGTAGACCAACTACGTACGACCCTAGTATGATTCAAAAGGCTAGGGACTACGTTAAGAATTATGCACAATATGGCGATGTGGTGCCAATGGTTGTGGGGCTTTGTCGGGTGTTAAACCGAGGGCAATCAACGCTATACCAGTGGGCGAAAGAAGACGGCAAGGAAGAATTTGCGGACACGCTTAAAGAAATTGAAGAAGCACAGCATCAAGCGCTTGTTAATAAAGGGCTTTCTGGCGAGTTCAATGCACCTATTACCAAGATCATGATGGCTAAGCATGGGTATAGCGAGAAGCAAGAGATCGAACAGACCAACACCAACTACAACGTAAGCGTAACCAAAGATGAAGCCAAGTCTATAAGTCAAGCGCTGGACGATGACTGCTAGAACGCTAGAAGAAATAAAGCGCGACAAAGTATTAAAAGTAAAGTGCCAGAAAGATTTAATGTTTTTCTGGCGCTGGTTTTTTAAGAAGCAGTATGGATATAAAGCCAACGTCGCCGAGATACATCATAAGATCTGCGAAGCTCTGCATAAAGTAGCTCGCGGCGAAACAACACGCCTAATCATAAACATCCCTCCTAGATACGGCAAGACCGACATCGCTGTTAAAGCGTTTGTCGCGTGGACTATTGCCAACAATCCTAAAGCTAAATTCATACACCTGTCATATTCTGACGAGCTGGTTAATGACAATAGCGCAGCAATCAAAGAGACGGTTGAGTCAGAAGAATACTCTAGGCTGTTTAATGTCGAACTAAAGAAAGACACACGAAGCAAAAAGAAATGGTACACGAAAGAAGGCGGCGGTGTTTACGCTGTTTCTTCTGGCGGTGCTATCACCGGCTTTGGTGCGGGCACATCTGAAGATATTGATCAGGAAGGGATCGAAGAGTTTTTCTCTGATGGCGAAAACTTCGGCGGCGCTGTAATCATAGATGACCCACTAAAGCCCGATGACGCGAACTCTGACACGGCTCGCAAGAAGATCAATGAGCGATACAACTCTACAATACGAAGCCGTTTGAATTCGAGAAAAACGCCTGTTGTTGTTATTATGCAGCGATTGCATGAAGACGACATGAGCGGGTTCTTGTTGAATGGCGGAAGCGGGGAGAAATGGGAGCATCTTTGTATCTCCGCATTGGATGAAAACGAGGAGGCTGTATGGCCGTTTAAGCACACGACAGAAGAACTTATCTCAATGCGTGACGCCAGCGCTTATATGTTCGCTGGTCAGTACATGCAGAATCCTGCGCCATTGGGCGGCGGCATATTTAAAGACAACTGGTGGAAGTACTACAGGTTAGGCTACCATCCTGAGTTATCTTATCAGATCATAACAGCAGATACTGCGCAGAAGACGAAAGAGCAAAACGACTTTTCAGTGATTCAGTGCTGGGGCGTTGACCTTGCTAGGAATAACGTGTATCTGCTTGACATGGTTCGCGGCAAGTGGGAAGCGCCCGAGCTTAAAAAGCATATGCTGTCATTCTACGCAAAACAACAGGCTAGAATGCGAGTTAGGACGGTGTTTATTGAAGACAAATCAAGCGGATCTAGTTTGATTCAAGAGCTTAAGCGAGGCTCTAACCTTCCTGTTCGCGCAGTACAGCGAAACACTGATAAAGTCAGTCGTGCCTATGATGTGGTTGACTTTATTGCGGCTGGTAGAGTTTGGATTCCAGAGGATCATGAGTGCATTAGTGACATGGTTCGTGAGGCTTCTCAATTCCCTAATGGAAAACATGATGATACGCTTGATCCAATGATGGACGCTATAGACCAGACGCTATCATTAGCAAACAGAGGCGCAACCGCCTCCGTTAGTTATGGGTAGCTCAACCCCAGAGCAGTATTCCAGACCAAAGGACTAGAGCGAAGCTTACGAAGAGCTTTAGAGTTGTTTCGCCTATTGTTCGCTTTATAGGTATTGGAAATGTTCCGAATGAGATAACAAGACCGCAAATAAGTACAACAAATAGATTCATCCAAAAACTAAACATTAAATAAGTTTCCATAACTACTCCCCATACTTGCACTGTTCTGCTAAATAAGCAACGGTTTCTTGATCTGTTTTACCGTCGCAGCGTTCTAGAAACATCCGAGCATGATAGGCAGCCGTAGACGGCGCTAGGTATTTGTTAGGCTCGCTGTAAAACGTATCTGGTATTTTAATCTTGCCTACGTTATCGTCGTGAATGTAAATACCGCAATCGTCGTCGCTGTAGATTGCGCCGTGTTTTGGCGACGGTTGGGCTATTCGGTATTGAAAGTTAATATAAAACACTGGATTGATTGCTGAAAACCATTTATCCCGAATATAGTGAAATGTCTCAACATCAGCCCCATCACACCACTCTTTAATGACCTCGCTATGCTTTTCCCATTGAGCAAAAGTGCCTTTCCACTTTCTAACCTTGCCTTTGTGCTTTACTGTTGTCATTCTACTAACCCTCGCTTGATTGCTCATCAATAACCAGCGCTATCTGCTTGTCTATCTCGCTGTTAACGCTAGATACGTTCATTACTATAACTAGGTAGACCACTAGGTAAAACATCCCTAGAAGGCCGAACAAAAGGATTAGCGCGACGCTAACTATAATATGCAGAACGTGATTAACGCTCTGCTTGCTTTGCTGTAGTGATTTGATTGTGTTCATTATTTGCGCTCTCCCTCAGCCCACTCTATCAGAGCGATGATAATTGGTTTTACGTTATTATCATCTGCCCATCCGGCTATACCAACAAACCCATCGTCGTTAAATGAAACGCATTCTCTATTGTTCCATCTATTTGTTTTCATTTCAATGAACTTGACTTTATTTTGCATTTCTAGTTTGGCAGAGCCGTCGTATATTCCAGATTGACATAAATGTATTTTTAGTATCTTT